TTTTATTTAAAAAGTATTGATAACAAAAATCTGCTAACTCTGTTGATATAGCGTTTTTAATAACTTGGTATTTATTTTTCTTAAAGCTCATCTAAATGGATATCCTAAATTCCAACACACTAAGGAGTGTCGTATTCCTTTGGTTACTGGTTTGACTCTATGCCAAACAAAAGATGGAAAGATAATTACGCTACCTTTCTTTTTAATTTCTTCACATATTCTTGGCTGAGAGCCTTCGTCTGTGTTTCTAAAATCAAACTCTAAATCACCACCTTCATATTCATCAGGATCAGTCAGCGATACAGTCATGCTCAGTTTTCTTAACTTACCATGTGTATTCTGATTATCTGGTTGGTCATAAGGTTCTTCGTATGAATCACAATGCCAATCATAATACTGACCTTTTTTATATTCGGTAAATTGACAGGCTTCTGAAAAATCCCAATCAAAATTCCAACCTGCATTAGCATTTGCTTGTCGAATGTAAGGTTGTATTTCTTTGTATATCCATCTTTCTGACATCCATACAACATCAGACTTACGTTTCTTTTGAATGTTTTTAAGCTCTAGTTTAGTAAGATTGTCTTTGGATGAACCTCCTGTGAGAGCTATTTCTTTTTTTTGCTCTGCTCCATATTTAACTATGTCATCACATATTCTTTCGGGGATAGCTGATTGAAAGTACCAATAATACCATTTAAGATTCATATTCTATTCCAAAATATTTATATTTTTTTATAACAGAAGGAAGTAAAAAATCTTCTATTGCATATTTTTTTCTTTCTATTTTATCTGTTCTTATTGTATGTAAATCTACATCACCAAAAATAGAGTCATCATATTTCGTGCCTTGTAATTCAAATTGTTTTAAATTTTTATAGGAATGATTATACGCAGGAATAGAAAAAAATTTGTATATTTTATCTATTGTTTCTTTTGGAGAGTTGACAATTTGATTATAATTTACAAGTAAGTGTTTGTAATTATTTTTAATTATTTTAATTTGATGTACCACATTCCCCAATGGACCTTTTTCTATATCCATATAGTATTCAGCCTCTTTATATGAATTTTCTTTTTTTATTTTATGTGATTTTAAAATTGACGCTAAACACTCTAAAGGGTTTCTGTATAGAATTAAAAATTTTATTTCTTTGTCAAAATATTTTTCTAATAGTTTTAAATTTCCTGCTGCTCCCCAATTAGACCTGTTGATAACGTACGGTGTTTTATATGTTTCAGAGTAGCTATAAAAACTTTTAGTAATTAAATTATCAAAAGCAACAGTATCAGGAAAATTTAAAGCGGTTGTATCTGTTGTTTTAATTAAATGAAGTTGATGAATAATCTCTGTAAGTGGGCTGTTAGCTGTAAATGTAATATTAGGATTTTGATTTAAAATACTACCCAACAAGGTGTTGCCTGACCGCTGTAAATTTATGCAAAAATATAATTCCATCTTCTCTCTTTTAAGAGATTAGTATAGCTAAATGCTAGCTATAAAGATACTTAGGTCCAATTTCCAGATTTAATTTCTGTAAATACTTTTCTTAAATCCCAACAGCTTGATGTTCCTTCTAAAAAAGTAACTTCTGGTTCTTTAACAATAACAACACCTGAACCACCTGTTCTACCTGGAGATGTAACAGGATTAGAGGCACCGCCACCACCGCCACCACCAGTATTAGCTGTTCCTTCTGTTGAGCGTCTTGTTGCATCGGGATAAGACGGCCAAACTCCTCCATCTCCGCCACCACCATTTCCGCCATCTCCCATAATGACTTGAGTAGTTCCTAGGATTCTACCTCCGCCACCGCCTCCGCCTCCGCGAAAGACTGGAGAGCCAGTAATAGAAGATTCTACGCCTACTCCTCCAGGTCCTGATATTGCTTGAGGTCCTGGACTTTGTGGTGATGGAGTATTGTTTCCGCCTACTGCACCTGCTCCTCCGCCTCCAGAAGCTGAATTATCATCTCCGTTAGGTGGCATAGTTGGCCAATTAGCAGGGAACATAATTCCACCAGGGAATCCTTGGTTTGCTGTACCTAATCTTGCTGTGGTGGCGTTTCCGCCTTCAGGACCATATCTTCCTGTTCCTCCGCCTGAACCACCTGTACCAGTAGAGCCACCGTTTGCTGCTCCAGCCGCACCTCCAACGGTACTTATGGGGCTAGGTGTTCCTAAAGTTGACGCACTCCCTGCCCCTCCTGGTAGTAAAGCAGCTTGACCGCTAGCACCACCTGTTCCTGGTGAGGCTGCTCCTGCTGCTCCTACTGTTACTGGATAGGGACTTGCCCCTGAAACTGGGGTTGTGGGTTCTGCCGAAGCACCACCACCTGAAGATTCTCCAGGTACAGAGCTACGATAACCGCCAGCACCGCCTCCGCCACCCATTTGACCACCTCCGCCTCCGCCTCCTGCAACAATAACGTATTGTAATGAGGTAGTTCTTGGTGCTGTGGTTAAAGTTCCGCTTGAATTAAATGTAGTGATAACCTCAGATTGAGTTCCTGCTGCTGTTGCTTGCGTTGCTCCAATTAATCTTGGCATATTAAGTCCATGTTCCTGCTGATACATTTTCGTATACAGCTTCTAAGCTCCATACACCTGATGCTTTGTAAGGTCCTGCGGCTTCTTTAACGATAACAACACCTGAACCACCTGTTCTCCCTGGAGATGTAGTAGGTTGTGCTGCTCCACCACCTCCGCCACCACCAGTATTAGCTGTTCCTGCTGTTGAACGAGCAACTGGGGCAGGAAGTCCTAACGGACCAGGTGTAGTTGGCCAAACACCGCCATGTCCGCCTCCGCCTGCTCCACCAGCACCCATTGTTACAATTTGTTGAGTTCCGTCTCTTCTTCCACCACCACCACCGCCTCCTGCTCTTGTGACAGGAGAACCTGTAATGGATGATGCTACTCCTGCTCCACCTGCTCCTGAAATACCTGTGCCTGGAGGTGCTGAACCTGCTGCTGCTGCTCCGCCACCGCCTGAAGCTGTATTATCATCAGGGGTGTTTGGTCCTCCAGCAAAACCTTGATTAGAAGTTCCTGCACCACCTGTTGTACCGAATCTACCGTTTCCTCCTCCTGATCCACCGATAGCAACAGGTGCAGATAAACCTTGAACCAAACCCGCACCTCCACCAACTGTTGAAATAGGACTAGGTGTTCCTAAAGTAGAAGCATTCCCTGCTCCCCCAGGTAGTAAAGCAGTAGTACCAGCACCTCCGCCTGTCCCTGGTGAGGCTGCTCCGCCTGCACCTACGGTAATTGGGTAGGGGCTTGCCCCTGATACTGGTGTGGTTGCTTCAGCACTTGCTCCACCACCTGAAGCTTCACCAGGCACTGATGAACGATATCCACCTGCTCCGCCTCCACCTCCCATTTGTCCACCGCCACCGCCACCGCCAGCGACAACAACATATTGAAGTGTAGTTGTATAAGGAGCTGTAGTTAGCGTACCGCTAGAGTTAAATGTAGTTATAGTTTCGGGTTGTTCAACTGGTGGGTTATCTACGCCTACTACTCCGCCATTAAGGTCAGCCATGGTTAGACCTCATTCCATTGCAGATTAGTAGCATCCCATTCGTAATTGGTTGTAACTATAGGATCACCAGTGTGGGTTGCTCCTAGCCATTTTTGATTATCTTCATCCCATGATACTAAAACAAAATTAGAGCTTATTTCTGTAACTGTTGGATAAGCTACTGGTGCCTGCCAATCATCATTAGAATCTAATGACCAAGATGGGTAAGGTTTTGGTGATATAAATTTATCTTTACTTGCATCATAGGTATAACCTATACCTGCGTATTGTTTTCTAAAGTTATCATTGTATGAGGTTTGTTTCCAAGCTGTACCGCCTGTTGAGTATGGAACGATAGATGCTACGAATGTTTCTGCATCTGCGTGTTGATCTCCGCCATTAGCGTCTACATCATCGTTGGATATTACTACTACTCGTAATACTTCGTTGCTTGAGTTAAGTTCTGCAAAGTGAGCCATATTTGTACTCCTTAAGCGTCATCTAGTTCTTCGTAGTTAATGGTGTAAGTTAAGTCTGAGTTAGCACTTGCACCACCCTCTAGGATATCTCCTTCTTCAAGATAGATGCCTGAGTTCTTGTCAATAAGAACCAAAGTAGCATCTGCTGGAACAGAGATAGTTGAAGCGAATAAAACTACTGAACTACCACTTTTAATAACTCCCATTGTTACATTGGCGGCATTTGTACCGTCAATATTTGCAACAATAATGCTATTAATTTTAATTAACTTATCACTTGCACAAGTTAATAAATCAGTTGTTACTGTAGTTGTTAAAGCTCCATTTATACTATTAGCGTATATCGAAGTTACATTTACTAAATTTGGATTTGCCATAATATTGTCCTAATTTTACCCGAAAACCAAAGCCATTGCTATAGCTTTACCTGTTGTCGCTACACCTGAACCACCTATACTAAGTGAAGATGCAACATTTAAATCTGTTAAAGCGTCAATCATAGCTCCGCCTGAACCTGCTCCGTCAGAATAAACTACAGATGTCATTCCAGTTGGAATGGTAACTGTAGCTCCTGAACCTTGTTTAATAATAATACTTTGAGATCCGCTGGTGGCATTTTCTATAATCCATACTTTTGAAACTGTATTAGGCCCAATCGTAATGGTACAGGTTGAGTCTAAAGTTCCAGTATATTTTAAGAACATAGCTCGTCCAGCATCTGCTGAACCGTCTGCTATTGTTGTTGTATGAGTGTCTGCGTTAGTTGTTATAGCTTCTGTTCCATAACCAAAAGCATCACCAATTAATTCTAAATTAGTGTTAGTAGAATCACCCCAAGTTCCGCTTTCGTCACCTGTTGCAATTTCTTTTAGTCTTAAATCGTTTGTATAAGCTGCCATCTTTTACCTCTGAGCATTTATTATGCCATCTTTAGTTGGTTATTGTATATTAAATTATGCGGCCACATCTGTCCAATTTGGCGTTTGAGACTCGTCAATTAATCCCCAAACATTTAAATTGCTTAGTTCACCTGTAGCTGATACACCTGTTATTGTTACTCTTGCTTCTGCATCTACCGTTGCTGTACCTAATGAAGTTATACCTTGAACCCCTGCTACAGAAAAAACATTTGTTGTAATTGTTGTTGCTGTTCCTAAAGCACTTGTTCCTGCTACACCTGTACTAATAATAATGGTCGCTTCTGCATCAACCAATACGGAAACGTTGCCTAGAGTCGCAACTAGCGAATTAGGTATAGATACAATAGCTTGAGCTTCAGGGGTTACGGTACCTAGAGCAGAAGTTCCAACCTGGCTGGCTGGAATAATATTTGCTTTACCAGTTACGCTTGTTAGCGTTCCTAGCGCTGAGGTGCTTGCTAGTCCTGCTGGAGTAGCATTAGCATCTGCGTTGATTGTTACTGAAACTGCGCCTAGTGTTGCATTTAAACTAGCTACTGATGCGACTGCTTTACCATTAACTCCAGGCGCACCTAAAGCTGATGTAGCGGCTAATCCAGTAAGAGTGACAGGTACAGAGCCTTCGCCCCACCCGAGTTGACCCCAAGTGCCTCTACCCCAACCGTTAAGAAAAGCCATTTAAGGCTAGGCGATTCTTATA